GGTTATGTATATATTGTTCATTAATAGATAATGTAGCCCATGATTTTAATATATAAGTATCAAAAACATCAAGGTTATATTTTTGAATATTTAAATACTCTAAAATATGTAATCTAATTTGATCATACAATGGTTTAAATTTTTTATTTAAATGTAAATTGTCATCTATTTCTTGCAACTCTTTAGGTTTAACATCTGTAGTTCTTGCAAATTGAGAATTAGTTGGAGTTATATCTTTTTCAATAATAGGTATTATTTTATTATTTATTTTTTCAAAATCATCTACATAGGACATGTAAACATTCTCACCAAAAAACTTATTGAACTGAACTTTCATAATTTCTTCAGTTAGTATATCAGTAGTCTATTAATTTTTCAATAGGTTAAAATACATTTAAAAATCTGTATCTCATTTCTCCTTGGCCTCCGCCACCTCCTAAAGTGTTTCCACCACCTGAAACTTGGGCAGCTCCTCCGCCACCACCAGATCCTCGTGTTCCTACGCCACCATTTGTACCACTACCTGATGAACTACTTGCAGTTCCTCCGGCAACTGATCCTCCATAAGAAGTAGCTCCTGCTCTTCCACCAATTCTACAGTTATCTCCACCACAGTTTCCATTCCAACCGCCCGCAGATCCATTACCAGAACTATTGAAAGTACCTCTAGGACCACCTCTTAATTCGCTAACATTACCTATAGTAATTAAAGCATTAGATGAATTAAAAAAAGATCCACTTGTAATTCTTGTTCCTGTAATACTAAGACTTCCAGCACTTCCGTTTGATCCACCTGTAGCTAAAGGTCCTTGTACACCTCCTCCAGTTAAACTTGCACCACCGCCTGGATTAAGTTGAAACAACCCATTTACTCTTGATCTAGTACCTGGATTAGCGACTTTAGGATGACCAAAATTAGATGTCTGGTTTCCTCCTGCTCCTCCGGCTCCTGTATTTGCAGCGTAAGAAGATCCTTCGCTAACTGAAAAAATTACATCTGATAAATAAGCTCCTGATCCTCCCGATCTTCCAGAAGATTCACCACCTGCTTTATCATAAGAAATACCACCAGTACCACCACCTCCTCCACCAACAGCATATTGAATGTGAAGAGCGTTGTACCCTGTAGGAATAGTTATAGTAAAAGATTGATTTGCACCTTTTGTTGTATATCCAGTGGCTTCTTTTCCACCAGCTGTTGAGCTCATTAATAATGAATAATGTGTCAAGTTATACTCCTATGACAATAAACCGCCAGTTATAACAAATGTATTAGATGATACACAAACGATAGTTGCAATTCCCCTAGTTTGAAGATCTCTATTTGCATTAGCTCCTGTTTGTGCCCAATACATAACCACACCAGACCCTCTGTTAATATCTATTTTTGAACTACCGTTAGCATAAATTGAAATTGTTTGACCTGCACTAAAAACACTTGGTGGAACAGTTATATCTCCAGCTGATATAGAAATTATTTTACCAGCATCTGATGCAATTAAAGTGTAGTTTGATGACTTTGAAGAAAGTGGAACTTCTCTAATTTCACCTTTTGAATCATTTAATTCACCATCCGTTGTAATGTCTCCTACTGCATCTATTGTTGAACTTGCTGAAATAGTATTTACTGTTGTGGAAGCTGTGACTGTAATATTAGATACATTAATTGTATTATCTGAAATATTTCCATTATCTAAAACATTATCTAGTGTTAATCCTCCAAGTTGAGAACCTGAAACTGGGTTTATATTTGTTCCATCCGAATAACAAAAGAAGCTTTTACCTTCATCTAAATCAAAACCTGTACCTGATACAGTTTTAAAAGTTAGAGTATTTCCATCATGTGTAGTTCCATCAACCAAAAGATAAAATTTTTCAATTCCGTCCTCTAAGGTAACTGTTCTGTTAGCTGCTAATGTTCCTGTAAATTTAAGAACCATATTTCTAGCATTAGAAATAGATCCATCTGACATACTTAATGCTACATCTGAAGATGCAACATCTATTTCTTGATAACCAGCAATTGCTTGTTGAACAAGTTCTAAGTTGTTATTAGTTTTTGTACCCCAAGTACCAGCGTTTTCTCCGGTTGCTTGAAGTTCTAGTTTTAAATCTGATGAATATGTTGATGCCATAATTTTTTATATTACTCCCTATTAGTTAATTTGTCAATTAAGGTCCTATTCCTTTTCCGCCAGTATCTACTGGAGTCCATGTTGTTGTAGTTCCTGTTGTCACATTACTCCATATAGTCGGAAGAATTGCATTATTTAATGATGCAGTTAAATTTTGACCTGTTAAAGGTACAAAAACACCTATTCCTCCTGCAGCGGATCCTAATGATGTAGTTAAATTCTGACCTGTTACAGAAACAGGAAGTTTAATCTCAACATCAACAGTTCCTTGTTCTACTTGTAAAAGAGATCCAAAAACATCAAAACCTTGTTTATCTGTAATAGTTCCTAAAGAAAGAGTTTGTGAAAAACCTGTTACATCAAGATTTTTACTAGGTATACCAGTTGCAGTTCCTAAAGAAGTAGAAAGAGATTGTCCTGTTGCATCAACAACAGATTCTAAACTTACTGTAACACTACCTAAAGATATATTTTCTAAAACAAGATCGTTAAAAGTTGTAGGTAAATTATCTGATTCATTAAATAAATTATTGTTAGTTGAATCTTTGTAATAAGTTGTGGTTCCACTAAAATCTGAAAAGGCCTCACCTGGAACAGTATAAGTAGAACTACTAGGGTCATATTGAGCAATATAAGAACTTCTATAATTAGCTATATATCCACCCCAAAAGAAACTTCCAGATTGATCTGAAGGCTTATTACCAGCTGCTCCTAAAAGAACATCTCCAAGAGACGCTTGATTACTAGGGTTATTTCCACCCATAGGTTTAAATAAATATGCATCATTACTTTGAATATTTATAGTATCAGCAGTTCCATTTCCTGCTGAATCAACATCGTAAGCGACTCTATTACCATTCCAAAATAAAGAATATTTATTGTCTTTTCTTACACAAGCAAAATGATACCAATCCGTTGTTGTTCTTGTACCAATATCTGCTCCTATTTTTGTTTGATAACCTCTTCCTGGAAATTGATAATTATTTAATTGAAGTTCATCTCCTTCAATCATAAAATATATTTTATTAGGTTCACCGCTTCCTAAATTAACGTCAAAACTTAAAAAACCACCGTCATTAGTAGTTCCATCTCCTCTTAAAAAACACTCAATAGTGAAATCATTATATAATGAATATTCAAATCGAGCGATTGGTAGATATAGCCCTTTGAGCGAACCTTGCGCTGCACAATTAATTGATCTTAATCCTGAAAATGGAATAGGTGTTGTATCAAGTGTAGCACTATTAGTAATACTACCACCACGAAACGCTTTAAGACTGGCACCTACAACTTGATTATCAGGAAGAAAACCTCCAAAAGAAGTAGATCCAGAAACTCCTGTTACATCAACATTTGTAAATGAACCCGCTTGTACATTACCTAATTGAAGTGCAGTATAACCTGTCCCAAAAAAATCGTCATTTAATTGAGTAGTTGTAGCATTTGGATTAAAAGTTGATAAATATGGTCCAAAGAAACCATTAATACTACTACCATTATTCGATGCGTCAACACCATTACCACTATTGGTATAAAGTTGATTAGTTGTAGAAGAATAATGATATAATTCTAACATTCCATCTTCATCACCAGTGTATTCTGATGTTGGACAAGTAACTGTTCCTGAAAAAGGTGCTCCTTTTCTTACCGCAACTTCATCTATATAACCATCTATAGGTGTAAATGAAGGAGTACCACCACCTACTCCTGTTGCACCTACTCTAAATTGATCAAGGCTTATACCAGGTACATATGAAAGTCTTTGAGTTGATGTTAAAGGTTTAAATGCTGTTCCAGATTTTCCTATCCAAAATTCATATTTACTGGCAGGATTACTTCCTCCTATTATACCAGGAGTTTTTTGAAAAGCTACCCAAATCCATTGATCTAAAAAATCTGTTTCTCCGAGAAGTGATGCATTTATAGAATTCGATATATCAGTTGTACTAAAACCTTCACATAATTGAATTTTTAATTCAGAATCTGAAATAACCCTTAATTCATAAGATCGGTTAACTCCGCCACTCGATCTAGGTCCATCCCATGAAAAAATAGATGGAGTCCTACCATTACCATTACCTGAACTAGATGAATTTAAATAAAACCAACAGTCCCATGCATACGAATTATCTTGTTCTGAAGTTTCTGTGACATCAAAAAATCCTGTTCGTCTGTATTGTCTAGTTGAATCTCTATTAGATTGATTAAAGTTGTAGGCTTGTCGATGAAGCCCACCTCCATTTGCAGTAGTTCCATTTCCTGCAGGTTTAAAAGATGCAGTACCAAATTTTTTAATAGTGGTTTCTCTATAATCTGCTTCTAAACCAGAAGTTGATGTTTTAGGTGATAACTGAATAGAGTCAACACCGGCATAAACTTTAACCATTAAAAACTCCCTTAAAAATTAATATTAGGAGATTCTAATAATCGCTGATGATGTAGTAAATGCTGGAAACTGAATTGTAAATGTACCACCTGATACTGATTTATCTGAACCAAAATCTAAAACAGCAACTGCTGCGTTAGATGTTACAGCTGATGATGTATTGTAAATTAATGCACCTCTTGCTGTAATAGTTACTCCAGTAAATGATAAATCTGCATAGTCTAAAATTGCAACACCTGATGCAACAGAAGTACCATTATTAACTAATGATCCACCACCGGCTGCATATTGTCCACTTGCAGCAACTTCATTTGTAGTTGTGTAAGTAGTAGTTGTTGAGTTTAGAGTTGCAGAAGATGTGTACAATGCTAATTTAAAAACGTCTCCACCTGAAGATTTGAAATCCATATCCCCATCTAGAAGACTCTTTTTAAAAGAGTTTGCAAGTGCTTGTGTTATAGCCATTTTATATATCTCCTTATTGTTTCATATTTAATCTTGGAACACCATCTTGGTATTCGTCTTTTCTTCTTCGTCCTACTTGTTCAACTAAGAAGCCGTCTACTGCTTGTTTATACCTTTGTTCGTATAATTGCAAGACATCATTTGGACCTTTTAAAAATCCATAAGCTTCTACTAAACAAGCATATAAAAGACCATTAGGAAATTCTTCGCTTAAATATGTACCAGTATTATTATCAATAATACTACCGTCTTTCAAGATATAATTTACTTGAACTCCATAAGTATCATTTGGAGTAGGAGCTACAACCATCGTATTTTCATCCCAATTTGCATAGTATTTAGGTTGTCCTTTTATTCCAGATCCATTGTATTCTGATATAAAACTAGTATCTCTTTTTTCCATAAAAGTTCTAGTAGTCCCTGTATTAAAATTTGAGCTATCTGAAACTTGTACAGAACGTATAATTAAAATATCATTTGGTAAATCCAAATATCTTTGATTGGTTACAAATTGAGAAGTTGCATATCTTCTATTATTGTCAGAATCAACATCTCTTAAAACTCTAAATTCAGCATTTTTTATAATTCCATTTACAACAGTAGTTGTTAAAACATTTGCATCTACTTCTGTGTAACTTCTAATTTGATCAACTAATTCGTTATATGTCATGGTTTTAATGTAACTGGGCCCGCGGTCACAGTTGCTCCTCCCCCGTTTTCTGTTCTTGTAGGTGTTTCACCTAAATTAAAAGTATAATTATTTTTATCTGTTACAGTTATACTAAATCCGTTTTCATTTTCAAATACAGAAAATGCAATTCCTCCAGGTGTTCCATCTACATTTCTAAATACAACTACGTTAGAAGTATTTCTTCCATGACTTGGTTCGAAAACTGAAATAGTTGATGATCCAGAAGTTAAAGTAAATGGATTTGATTGTAGTAAATTTGGAGTAGGTGGTTCTTTACGTTGTGGTCTAGCTTGAGGTAACCCCATTCCATCAGCTGTAAATCTTCTTGGATCTAATTGTGGATGTTTTCTTTCGTATTCTGAAATATGGACAAAGGCTCCAGTCCATTCTCTTACCATTTCTCTATATGGAAAAGCTTGACCGCTTCTATCAGATATCGCTTGTGCGTATTTTCCTTTTGATAAATTAGACATTTGGATAATAAGTTTTCGGGGTTATAAATGAGCTAGATGAAGAACCATCTTCTTCTAAAGCTCTCATTAATTCATCTTCATAAAGAAGTTTTAATTCTTGAACTCTTGCAGGAGCTTTTTTAATTGCAAGATAGTAAGCTAATCCTGCAGTCATACATGGTACAAATCTATAAGGAACATCAGCAACATTTGTATAATCACCTGCATCTTTAATTCTTTTTACATAATAAAAATTAAGAAAGTTTCCAGCTTCTGAAGCACTTGGAGCAAGATATACAGTAAGTGTTATTTTATCTATAAATCTTTGAACAAAGTATTGTACCGGTTGACCTTGGGATGCTTTATTAGATAAAGCTTGATAAGCTGATCTATTAATTTTTGTTAAAGGTGTATCTATATTAGTAGAGTTTCTATAAGAACATTCTAGTATATCATCAACTCCATAAACAACTAAACTCATAGGGGCACCACCTAAGTAAGCAGAAGCTGTTGTACCATTGTATCCTCTAGTAACATTATTTAACTGTAAAAAGTCACCTTGATAAACAAAAAATTGTTGAGGATAAAAAATTAATTCGCTACCTATTTGTATAACTCCGGAAGAAGGTAGAGATTTTGATACAGCAGAATTAAATGGAACGTTTATACTTATAGTAGTATCAGTAGGACTAATTGTATTAGGTGAAGAAGTAAAAGTTAAACCATCCGAAGCTATCACTGAGTCTGAAGTTGAACGATACATTGTATAAACAGATTGACCCTGTACCAATGTTAAAGTTGTGTTTGCAACTTCCCAATAATGAAGACCACGGTTAGCCCATTCCTGGAACATGATATTTAAAGATCTTCTTGCAGATTTTAAATCATAACCAGAATTAACCTGTAAACCTAATCTTTCATAGGCTTCATCAAATACCTCATCAATCGTAAATTGATTTTCAAAGATGTTGGTTGTGGCTATTGGGTTTAGCGCCATCTAACCTCCTACTCTTCTCTAGGTGGATTGACTTTGTAAGGATGATCAGCTGGTAATAAATTCTGTACACCCCATTTAAAAGCTAAATATCCTTCTGCTTTTAAAATGAAATCTTGACTACCTGTAAAACCATTATCAAAATGAGCTACAATTAATTCACCAAAAGATCCTGCTAATTGTCTATTACCTTGTGAGTTAGCCATAATTCTAAAATCAATAGTATTACCTTGTTGGGTTGTATAGTTGCTAGTACTTCCAACTATAGTACCATTCATTTTTGTTCTAATAGTATTTGTAGAATGGTCTAAGTCTTGAGCCAAAATAGTATTACCTGAAAAAGGAACACCTCCACCAGCAGGGTTAGTAAATTGATAATCAGCTGAACCCAGCTGATCTTGATTTAACTTACCAATAAAACTTGATCCATTGTCTGCTTCTGCTTGCCAAAAGGCATTGTTTTTATCTCCACAAGAAATTATAGAGTCTGCAGATTGGTTTACAGTTCCAATAACATTGAAAGAAATTACAGTTAGATTACCATCTTTAGTCCATGGTGCTTTTTGTCTTGCTGCAGCCAATCTTTGCGGATTTGCAAAATCAAACACATTTAAATCATTAACAGTTGTTGCACCTGAAACAGGAGTTGCAGCACCATTATCGGATGCCATTTGCCATAATGATGAATTTTGTTTATTGTTCCAATTTATTACATTGTTACCACCGTCTATACTAAATGTTGAAGTGTCTGATGCATCCCACCATCCAACTGTTTGAGCAAAATCACCTGGACTCCATAAAGGAGTCACTATATCTTCACTTAAACTATCACAAACTAAAGTTGCTTTACAGTTTGAAAGAGTTTGTACAGATAACCCATCTTTAAATAAAACAGGGTATTCATCAAACTGTATAGATACAGTTTGACCTGCGCTAACGCTTGTTTTAAATAAGGTTGTATTTACATCAGTGGGTGTTGTTAATCTTATTGATCCTATAGCACCTGAAGTATTAACTGTGCTTGATATAATAATAGCTCTTAATCTTGTTCTTCCAGCAAAAAAAGTACCAGTAGTTGTAATTTCAAATGCTTTTGTGTCATTAGACATATCTAAATCTCCTTATTTTATTCTATAAAATATGTAGCCTTTATACAAGGCTACATATCATTTAATTATCTATACTCCACCACCTTCAGATATAGTAGTAAAGGTATTGTTAATAGATTTCCAGTTTGAACCATCCCATACAGCAACCGCAGGTTGACCTTGATTACCATTAGTAACATAGATTAAGTCACCGACTGAGTTTCCGCTTGTTGGTGCATTAGCTACTGTATATGACTCTAAAGACGTTGTAGGACTTTGAAATGTAGGTGCAGAACCCGAACCATTTGAAGTTAAAATTTGTCCAGTTGTTCCTTCTGAAATACCTGCAAAAGCTCCATTGTTATTAACTTGTACTTGAGCGTTAGATCCTCCTGGAGTTCCTCCTCCTCCAACTGGATCTCCGTTTGCATCTTCGAAACCACCCAATGATTGAACTGGTCCGCTAAAAGTTGTTTTTCCCATGATATTCTCCTAGTTAAATTTTACATAGTCTCTAGGGAGTCGACTATACGCGTCTATGTAAAATATTAATTTAAGTATAGTAATTATTTTATATAGTAGATTATAGAAGAGTGCAAGCAATCCCTTTAAAAAACAACAAGTTTTTATATTTTTATATAAGTCTTAATTAACCAGCAAAAAGATGATTTTCACCATCTTTAGGATTAATATGGACTTCTTCTGCTTGTGCTCTAAGGATAGATCTAATTACTCTTTTTATCTCATCACCTAGAACAGACATTTCTGGTGTTATTTGTCCTTTGTTTTCAAGAAATAACTCATTCCATTTAGATTCGAGTTTCAGTTTCTTGGCGAACAGTACCATGTTGTCTTGAGCCATCTGTAACCTCCTCATAGGTTATGTAAAAATCATTTGAAGTACTACTATACTTCAGATCATTTTGTTCCCAATCTATAGCAGATTTTCCCAGAAAGTCAATTATATGTGGATGTAACTCTTCTACTGTATTTATTTCTTTTTGTACTTCAATTTCAAATTTGGTTTGAAGTGACTTAGTAAAAATTTTTATAAGATATTTATATTTCATAGGTTTGTCTTTCTAGCATAAAAAAAGGGGGCCCGAAAGCCCCCTTTTAATGTTTATTATTGATTACGCACCTTCAACACCGAAGATACCTC